GCAGTCGTCACCAGCCGTCATGCAGTGCTCAACGGGCTTCTGAAAGTTGTCCGTCGAGACGTTGTCCGACAAGTTGGCTCTGGAAATAGAGTTACGCTCGAAGGTGATGAGCACCCCGGAAGGCATGATACCTGCCGGGAGCAACACAATCTGACCGTTGTCAAGCAGAGTAGATCTGTTGATTAAGGTGTACGTGTATCCAACCAGAAAGTAGAAGTAAGAAGGTGAAGCTCGAGGGAGGACGTTCAATTTTGAATCAATGAGCCCAAGCATGTACGCGTCAGCATACATGGCTGCCCACTGGTCAGTCTCGTTCATGGAGTACTCCCATCCTTGGACGTCATTACCAGTCTGCTTGCCTCTGGACTTGAGAACGTCGAAACGTTCTTTCGTCTTCGTCTGAGTGACAATGTCAAGTGAAGCCACCATGTACTTCTCTGGAGAGTTGTTAATCTCTTGGAGCAAGTTGTGGTAACCGATTCTGGTGACAAGGTTGTCAACGACGGAGGTTAAGGTTATCAAACGTGGCATTTTCCCCAACGGGCGAGCCTCGTTTTTCAAACCGACGGCCATGACATCCATGATGCCATTCGTGATCAATAAAGATCTCTCTTCTTCAGTTGCAGGAACGCCGATCATTTTCCGTTCGTGCAGACTCTGGCCTAAGGCCATTATCTTTGCGACTCGGTCATTCACGACGTCATAAATCTCCGCTTTCTGAGACTCCAACGACTTGTTGGTCGGCGCGACGAAGTACAAAGGAGCACCAGGGCTCTTCGTGTCGTCCTTGCAGGACCATAGCTGGTCGAAAAGATCCAGCCTCAAGTTGCTATCCTCATCGAAAAACGAAGCGAACTTCTCCTGTTTTACGGGAAGAGTTTTCAAGAACTTAGAGAAGCGCGGTAGATCATCCATCGCGCCTTTCGTCGCCTTGTTCTTTGCAGCCCTCCTCACGTAATGAGACAAAATGTCCGGAATGGTCTTAACGACCTCTCCGTCCAGATCTCTCAACTCCTTACTAGCATAATTACTACTGTGATAAAACTTAGAACTAAATGTATTTTCAATAGGTACAGGTTCGCGCTTAGTAGCTCTAACGCGCTTTACTCTAGCTTTGCCGATGACGACCCAAGCCTCTTTTCCGCCCTGAGTGAAATCAGGTGCATCAAAGATTGAGATGTCAGCGCAGTCCCCGAAGGGCGCTTCGATTTCGCCAAACTCAACTTCGCGTTGCCTTGTTTCGCCGGCTGTGCCCCGGCCAAGTCGAAATCCCGATCCTCGGGCTTCAACTCGATCGTGACAACGCCAGCTATCAGAGACTTCTCCAAAGCATCAAGCTTTGAGCGGTACTTCCGATTAATGGCTTTCACTTCAGCTGAGTTTTTCGAGTAACCCTGGTGGTTAATCGCATCATTCAATTCAGTTTCAAACTCTCGATAAATGTTCTTGTCTCTTCTGGACCATAACTCTTCGCCAACCTCGGCGATGTCTAAGTCCCATTCCTGAAAACGTCTGCGCAGACTTGCGTCCGTGCGCGTTCCGAGAATGTCGTCAAGATCATAATCGTCTTCTTCCCAACTGCCAGACTTCGTAGAAGGAGAATCCTCCAACTTGAAGTGCTTACTCCTGACGTTCTCTACAAGAATGAAAGGGGTGGTGAAATAGTTTCTGGGTTCAATCCGTCCAAAATCTCCGTCAACGAGGCCTCTCGCACCGTTGTGCACACCGACAAACTTGCCGTTTTGCAAAACAGGAGCTCCTGAGGAACCGGATGTTGAGGAATAATAAGAATCAAACACGTGTTTCTGTCGGTTCGCGGGGCAATAGACACTTCCTACCGAAGTATACCACTTAGTTTCGCCGAGACCGTACACAATGGCTACGGGCTGGCTCATGTCTAGTTGAGCAACAGTAACGGGGGAAAGCGCCATTTGAGACGCAAAATGAGGAGGAACAAGCTGAAAAGCTATGTCGTCTGAAAGACTCAAGAATTTCTCCTTGTCGACTTTAACAGCACGATTAGAATCAATGTTCACCGCGTAGCAGTCCACCAAATCCTGGACAACGTGCATTGCTGTTAGGAGATAATGAGACTTGGCAGTGCAAACCAGTGAAAAGTTTCCATGAAATAAAAACTTTCCTTCTTCATCCTTGGAACAGATGTATCCGAGGAACTTAGGTTTGTTAGCTGGGTGCGTGGGGCGAGACGTGGCCATCTCCTTCACAGGAGAGGTTGTCTGAGAGTTCGCATAATATCTGACGCCGTCGACCTCGACGAAAGACACCATCACGCCGTTGATCACTTCAGAAACGATGCCCGTAGGAGCCATCTCTACCTCCGAAGGGTAGAAATAGATCATAGCGTACGACATCGAGACGTAGAGGGAAACCATAAGAAAAGGGAAGAAGGGCAATAAAGCCCAGCTCCCAGCCACAACAGTGGTAAAAACCTTCGGAGTGACCAATTGCTCGTGAAAACGAACAATCGAATCAGTGAAAGCGGCAAATCTGGGGACGACCCACTGTGCTACTACAGCCGAATAGCTGTAATAGAGCTGATGAGCCCATGCAAAAAGAATAAGTAAGAGAACGATGGTTCCTCCGGTTATGTTTTGGAGAGACCAAAGATCCTCCCACTGCTTCTTCGCGCCTTTGAAGACAGACTTGATAGTTTGACAACTTTCTAAGTCCGTGGCGTCGCAGTAGGTATCGATCCAGAGTGTCGGCGAAACGTCTCCATCTAAGAAGCTCATTACCGCCAACGCAAAGAGAGAAGCATAAGCCTTGATGACTTGCGCCACTCGCATCGCTGCAATTTGTTGTGACATGTTTCCGTATAATCGAAAAGTGATCGGTTAGATG